GATCTGGGGATCAGCCCCGCTAGTTCGGATGGGCGAGCATTGCCCAACCGCCCTACCCGACCGGAGCCTGGAAGGATGGGCCGCCCTAGCCGACAGATTTCTTTCCTCCGATCTCAAGTGCTCACCAGTCGCCGGAACCAGCCGAGACGGCTCACCCAGGGCAAGCGATTCGGTACGAATCGCGACCTGGCTCCCGAGTGGCCCACCAGCCGAAGGCGGAACGTGCCCAGGCTCCACGACCTACTGCCACCGCGACGCCAACGGAAAAATGACGTGCTACGCGTGCCGACTCGAGACCCGGCCCACGCTCCGAGCCCTCACCAAGAAACGCCTCGAAGACTGGCAATCCCTCGACCAAGGAGGAAAGACCACGCTCGCCGCCGCCATACTCATGAGAGCGCACGCCACCCAGACCAGCCCCAGCCCGCTATCGGCCCACGCTGGACACCCGGTCCAGCGCCCCGTGATCCGTCTGGGAGGAGGTGGAGACCTACCCGACGCATCCACAGGTCAGGCGTGGGCCGACGCCCTCGCCTGGGCGAGCCTCCCCGAGTCAGGTATCGACGATCTACGGGTCTGGTTGTATTCCCGGTCCTACGGGCTCGACGATATGGAAGATCCACTAGGCCCAATCGCCGACGGAATCCGCCTGGGCTCCATTACCAACACCAGCGCCTACCTATCGACGGACCCCGAGATGCTCCAACGCACCCGGCGAGCCCTCACAGGCTCACAGGGACACCAGCCCGCCCGCTACGCCCACCTACCAGTAAGCGTCCTCGCGGCGACCATGAGCGAAGGTAGGCGCATCCTGGACACGCTCAGAGGACCAGACCGACCCCGGGAGATCGTCTGCCCGACGGACCGACCCACCCGGCCCCTACCGATAGCGAGTCGTCGACCAGACGAGCCCCACGCCTCCGGTATTTGTCCCAGGTGCCGCGCCTGTCTCGATCCCCAGCGCGGCCAGCACCGAGCGCAAGACGTCATTTTCGTCCGCCGATAACCCCACCCACCAGCCACCACCGACCCCAGGCGCCCCTACCGCCTGGGGTCGGTCCGCGCCTGGACACCCAGCCCGAACCACCAGCCCGCCCCCACCGGTTACCGGAGCCCGTCGCCAGCCCTGGCACCCCGACCCCTCCCCTTTTCCCCCACGTTTCCGAGCCGAGCCCAGCCGGGAAGGTCGAGCGCGGCCGGCTGGACGTCACCCAGGAGCGGCCCCGGGCACGCCCGCCGGCGCCGAGATCCGTTCCTGGGAACGATCCCACGAACCGGACCGGGGACCCCCAGCCCCCCTCCGCCTCCCGTTGGGATAAGTATTATTGTTCTATTCCCGGTGCGTGCAACGATATTACTTGGTGGGGGGTGCCTGTACTTCGGCAGGGGATGCGGGTGTGGGGTATCCGCGCTGTATGCTTCGGTACCTGGTACCGTAGTGGGGGTGGGGGGGTGCGCTTGAGGCGCACCCCCCCACCCCCACAATACCGTAGGGTTTGTCCCACTATTTCTTTTGGGACGTTCCAGGCAGGTGTATGGAGGTGCGTGGTGGCACAGAACGGTGGCGGTCGAGGCTGGAAGACGGATGAGGATTCGGGTGTGCAGACGATGCCGGATCGGTGGCGGTTGCTTCTGGATTGGGTGTTGGCGGGGCCGGAGCGTACACCGCCGACTCAGAAGGAGTGGGCGGCTGAGAATGGGATGCATGAGGATTCGATTCGTCGGATTAAGCGGGATGTGCGGTTTGTGCGTGAGTGGGACCGCCGGGCTGCTGAACTGAATGTTCATCCTGAGCGTACTCAGACGGTGATCGACGCGCTGTATGGTGCTGCCGCCGGGGGCGATGTGAAGGCCGCTTCGCTGTACCTTCAGTATGTCGAGAAGTTCACTCCGAAGCGTCGTGTGATTGTCGATGATGAGCGTGATGCTGCTGGTTTGTCGGATGCCGAGTTGGCTGACGAGTTGGAGTCTTTGGTGGCTGAGTTTCGG